CATTAGTAACATCGGTAACGTCTGCTAATGCCTCGATACCATCTAACTTACTACCGTCTGTTGCTACGTCTCGACCATCAACAGTTCCAGTCAGAGTTATATTTCTAACACCAGATACATTATTAGTGTCATCTATTATGACTGCGGAGTCCTGTGCTAGTTCTCCAGTAATACCGTCATAACGTACTATGGCATTATTAGTAGCTGATGCTGGACCTATTACGCTACCTGTTGCTGTTGGGCCTGTAGCACCTGTAGCTCCCGTAGCTCCGGTGGCTCCTGTAGTAGAATACCCTGTCGAAGAATAAACACCACCAGCCTTATAGTAAATAAGACCACTATTAGCAATATCTACATAGACATCATTATCAGCACCCAACCCATTAGATGGTACACCGCTTGCGTATCTAGTGATAGAGCCATCAGCACCTGCTGCTCCAGTAGCACCTGTGATACCTAAAGCATCTATCATAGCCTGTATGCTAGTGTACTTAGTAGTAGTGTCCGTTTCCTGTATCGCTACTTTCTCAGTTCCGTCAGGTACTGCCTTGTATGTTAACTCTCTTATTTGTGTCATTAAATTATTCCTATGGGTACTTGGATGTACTCATTAGTCTCTGTTACAATAGGCGTACCAAATTCATCTGTTAATGTAAATACAGGGTAGGCTTCGTCCACACTAACGTAAGCTACAGACGGTTCAGGTCTAGGGTCAGGTACAGATGTATCTTCTTTAGGTATTTTATAAAAGTCTAACTCATGCCTAGGTTCAAAGCAGGATCTACATACCACTGCTCCATTCCATTCTTTTCGTTTCTCATTAGATCGGTACTCTAATCTACACCTATCACATATAAATCTATGTGATCCTCTAGCCTGTAAACCCATTAGACTAAGTGTAGCAACACTTCTGTTGCGCCTGTGCCAAATACTATATGTAAGTCTGTAGTTCGTATTGGATTACTTAAATAAACTATAGTACCTCCAGTAACCTGTAGTATTTTCTTAGCAGCTGTTGCAGCTGTTGCATCATATAAGATAGCACCATCTAAGGCAGTGCCTCCTATAACTTGAACTCCACCTACAAGGTTAACCTCTGCTGTAGATACAGTTCCTGTAGCTGTTAGTCGTTTAATCTTAACTGTACTTGCCATTATGTTTATTCCTGATTAATAAGAGGTCATCATCTTCAAAAGGTAAATCTACCCTCCTCTTATGTGACCTCATATATTACTATCCTAAAGAAAGGTTATGCTGGATCAGTTGCTGTGACACTACCTGCTGCACCACCCATACCACTAACAATCCACTTTGTACCATCACTTACAAAATCAACGTAATCGCCGATCTCAGCTAGGTTAAGTATAAAATTAATCTGGTCTTCAACTTCAGCTAGTACAGTAGCACCATTAACTACTAGAGTACCTGAGATATTATCACCCTCTGCTGATAGGACACCTGATGAAGTAGTTATAGCAAAGCCGCAAACTACACGTACCCTAAACCCAGCTAATGTGACCACGGGTAGTGTCACATCACCTGATGCTGCATCTGCAAGAAACAGTGTTTTGTCGTGATCAGCATAAGTACACGTATGACCAGCTGTTACTGATACATATGCCGCCGCTATATCTGTAAGCTGTCCTGCTTGACCTGTTGTAAAACCAGCAGCTGAAACTACTGGGCCTGAAAAATTTGTTGCTGCCATTATCGTTTCCTAATGTTAATCGTCAACTCCCAAGATGGGATCTATATTCGATAAGTTAAAAATAAGTTATTTAGTTCTTGGTTTCTTAGCTGCCGCTTTACGTACATTAGCCCTAGCTTTAGTAGCATCGGCTTTCATTTTCTTAATATAATCCATAGTCTTTTCTTTTTGATACCTTTCCAGCTTTCTTAGACTTAGCGTAGGCTTTAGCCACTTTTTTAGTCTGAGGGGCAGCTTTCTTAGGTGTTCTTTTTTTAGTTGCCATTATAATATATTCGATAAGTTAAAAGTAAGTTGGTGGGATTAAAGGTTCCCACCAGACCTAGAGGTAGCGATGCCTCCTGTTAACGCTTTACTTACTAAACGCCAGCTGAACCGTATACGGCCCTTGGGTCTGTCCATCCAAACGCATAACGCGCACTTGCTTTAAACTTAGCATTAGATGTGTCGAAGTCGTCTTCCATAGCAAAAGTATCTGCTCGACGTTCCCAGTGTTTCATACCGTCCTGAACTTGGTTACGAATAAACCAAGCATCGGTATCAGTGAAGTAGTGATTAACCTTAACTCCACCCGGAAACTTACCCATGTTGTTTAATGCATTAGCATCATTATCAGCTGTACCTGAACGCTGTACAGACTCAAGGATGCGATGAACATCAAATGCTAGGTCAGGTGCAATGTGTAGGGATCTAGGCATTACTGCAATCTTAAGACCCTTATCATTCTCCCAACGGGAGATGTCAATACACGCTTGCTCAAGAGCAGCTTCTGACATATCACTAGACGCTAGATTAGCCCAAGTTCCACCTGATACATTTGGATGTGAGGCAGAGCATAAAGCTACACCATCACCACCTACATACGAACCATTAAAGGCACGATTGTAAACGTTAGCACCATTGATTTCCTTGGTTTGACGCATACTAAAAGCAAGAGCTTTAGCTTTCTTCTCACCAACTACTGCATATAGATCATCTTCCATCATGATCTCAGTGATGATAAAACCCAGCGTGTACTGTTGTGGGGTGTAGCGAGTAACAAAACCCTGACGTTCACCCTCATACTGTACCGCTTCGCCTTCGCCTGTTACTTTAGCAAGACCCAGACCAGATGTACCGACATCCTCTTCAAACGCACGAGACGTTTTAAAGGTATCAAAAAGATCTGTATGTTGTACCGGATACTCACCGTATGCTTTACCATACCAGCTGTTGATTCCGGGCCATAAAGCGCGTCCAAAACTACTTGTTGAAATTATTCCACTCATTTAATTATCTCCTATACCCCAGCTACTGCTGCTTTGAATGAATGCTCTGCAATCATAACAAGCATCTTAGCGTGTTCGCCAATCTCATTATCATTACGGCGAGAGTAGCCAAGTATAACCCAGCCAGCACCGTTACCAATATCAGACGAATCAATCTCAGCATTGGAGCGACCAGTGGTAGTATCACCAGCAGTCATTAAGTGGTCGAAAGTATTACCAACTACTGTAACAGCAGATGTACCGTCTTCCTGTGCTTCAAAAATAACATACGGATCATCACAGACATATACAGTACCACCTGTAGATGCTGGGATATAACCCGGATATTCTGTTGCTGCGGTTGCACGATCTACTTTGATGCCAGTGATGACACCTACCATAGTATCGCCAGCAGCTGCTTGCTCTACTGTTGCTACACCATCGGTAGCGTCTGCTGTTCCGGTCAATTTGACTGGATCACCAACCATTAAGGCGGTTGCGTAAGCAGAAGCCACTCGATATTCTCGTGCTTGCCCGTTATATGAACCTGTTTGAAGGTGGCCTACTGGCAAAAAACCACCCGGTCGATCTACATTAGCCATTTAAGACTCCATTAATTGTTTTTAAACTTTAACAATTGCTAACGCCCCTGCATATTCCTGTTAGTAGTCTGAGCACCAAATCTATCTAACCCTTCCTGAGTCATTTTAGAATCCATTGATCTCTCCATTTTACGGATTTCAGTTTCCTTTATCTCTTGATCAATAGCCCATTCTTCTTTAGATATACACATTAAGTATGCAATCGTTCCTTTGCCAACTGGTACTGTAGCTCCTGACTCACCTGCTATGTTTTGTTCCATAGCTGTGTTGGGGTCACCTACCTGTACGTTGTATCCGTCAAATAGTTGCCATCCAAGTCTCTGGAAATACTCGATGCGGTTATCAACATTGTTAACCCACCGAAAATGTAAGTGCTCATACTCTTCTCCCTCTGGAGTTGATAAGACACTTTTAAATGCACCTAAGTCGCTGCGTATTTTACGCCGTTCTTCTTGTAGTTCTTCCCTACTTCTGGTTCGGTTACGAGATGTACCTGTGTTTTTCTGCTTAGTCATATTAGCCTATTCTCCTAGCATTCCAGCTGCTTCCAGCTGATCTATGTATTCCGCCTTATCTTTAACTGCACCTAGCGAAATGAATTCTTTCATCATGCGGCTCTGATCTTGTGTCAGTCTACCTTCTCTACTACCACCTGAACCTTTACGTGTACCACGAGATGCACCTTCTGCACTAGGTATACGTTTTGATGGTTTGTTTTCTTTCATGTAATTCTCTTTAACATACTTAGCTACTTCTGTAAACACATCTTCTAGATTAGCATCAGGATTCTTGTCGTATATAAACTTACCTCGCCTATCAGCAATAGCTGCAAGGTCTGGATTGTCTATGTACCAAGGATTGTCATCAACAAAGTCTACGTATTCTTGTGAAGGGCCAGTCTCTGGAACAGCTATATTCTCAGCTTCTTTAATGTGCGTTTCAATTTGTGCTACACCATTAGCATCCCCATCAATAACTGCTTCAGCTTTCGCTACCTCAAGTTCTTTAATACGTGCTTCTTTCTGCGCGGCAGTGATGTTACGATTATGTGTAGAGAGTTCATTCACAACTTTCTCTAAACGTTTAATACGCTTCTTCTGCTTACTCAGACCATCATATAATGGAGCACGGGCTACAAACTCATCCGCATTTACCCAGTTACCTTCTGGGCCTTCATACTCTTCTTCTGGACGCCAGCCCATCTCACGAGCAGAAACCTCTATTTCATTAACTTCAGCTGTGCCCTCTGTACTAGGACTTTCTTCTAATTCACTCATCTATTATGATCCCTAAAATGTCTTGGTCATTTAGTAAAATAACATTATCCTTCTCAGGATGTGCTTGAATACCTGCGTATGCGCGGAAGATAACTCTATCCCCTACACCACACTGCTTACGCTCAAATACGTCTGTATAAGCCTCATCAGCTATCGCCATTACTGTACCGTACGCTTGCTTACGTTGGTCAGAATCTTTGGTTGACTCTACTCGTACTATCGCACTGTTCTCAAACGTATCATCTACTACGTCACGTTCTACTAGGACTCTACGTCCAGTCGGAATGATCTTCATCATCTGGTATTATTACTCCTAACATTTCTGTTATGTCATCATATTTAAGGTTCAGTAACTCACTGAATATAGCCAAGCGCATCTGCACTCTTATGTTCTCAATGGCAATTTCTTCCATTGATTTTTTATCCACTAACTCTCCCGTCATGTACTGAGCCATAGTTGACTCTATCCACGTAGCTAAGAACTTATGGTAAAACTCTGTTACCTTGTTGGCGTTACGCCACTCATCATAACTCTCCCTGCTGGGGAGGTCTGCTGCTAGGTATTGATTTAATTCGCTCATCTGTTTGAATCTTCTCCAGATCTTTTACTATAGATAATAATTGTTGTGAACTAGCTTCATCTCTATCTTGGTCAGCTTGCTGCGCTTTGATCAGTTCAATAGATTGATCTACTTTCTTAGCTAGAATATCTGCATCATCTTTATTCTGCTTCCTTTCTATTTCAGCAGCTTGAATCTGTAGTTTAGCATTCTCTAATTGTAACTTAGCGTTCTCCATTTCCACCTTAGGATCAGGTGGTTGTGGTTGCTCTTGCATTAGCAATTCTAAATTAGTTACTTCCATATCAGCAAATACTCTACGTAATGCTTCTTGCATATTAACACTACCATACTGCCCACCTAACTGTAAGGCGGTCATATTCTTTTGGATGCGCTGTTCTTTAATAGCAATAGTGGGGTCAGCACTAGGTTCTAAAGCATTTTGATCTACGTTATAGTGTTCAGCTGTTACACCAAACAACGCCGCTGATCGTTCTGTTTTACTTCCTTGTGGATTATCAAGCAAAAGTTTATTAAGAGCAAAGATCTTGTGCATCTCACGCTTCATAGATCTACGTATACGTTTATAGACTGCGTTGAAAACCTTTAAACCTTCTTCCTTAACCGTAGCAGTTACACCTGCCTTGGCATTCTGACCCGGGTGTTGTCCCGCAAATATATCTGTTGTAGCTGACAGCTCCTTACCTGCCTGTACCATGTAATTAAGTAGCGATAGTAGCACTGAACTAGGTTCCTTGATAGGTAGTGGTACTATATTATTCTTTAGATCACCTCCTGTACTATTAACAATGGGCCACTTGCCCGGAGCAACTGAGAACACACCATTACGTAACCTAACACCTTTACCTATGAAGCCTGACTGCATAGTAGATAACGTCCCTGCATCCAGCAGTTGGTTAATTGTGGTGTTAACAGTATTGTTAATTGGTGCGATCAATGTACCAAATCCAATGGAATATTGTGACCCATCAGGATTAGGAATCATATCAAACTTAGTATAATACTCAATAGGTTCAATCATAAGCACTTCTTCTTTTTCACCTAAAGATAAGTTTTCTTCAGTGAATCTTGGCTCAATAGCCAGTACTTTCTTTGATCTATGGTGTACTACAATACGGTAAGGCTCTTCATAACCATCCTCATCTAAGTCAAGCCACCCGTGATGCTCTAGCACTAGATCGGTAGTAGCCTCATCTCTTTGACTTGGGTTGTAGCCGTGCCGCACATCTGATGCTTGGCGTAGACTATCAACAGAATCTTGGTTATAATCAGGTTCACCTAGGTCTTCCTTTTTGTAATCTTTATACAAACCTAAGTTCATCTTCTCAACTAACTCATTCCATGTTAGTGTAACCTTCTGTGTCTTACGTGTCTTAGCAAAATCCTTATACCAGTAATGTAGTACAAGGTCTGCGGCACTTACGTATTCTGAAACAATCCTTGACTTCTCGTAGGAGAAGTATGTTTTCTTATATTCTTGTCCTGTTATAGCAAGCACTAGGCTTAATCTATCAAAGTCTTCTTCCCATTCCTCTATCTCAGTCATAAGCTGATAGTTCATGTGACGCCCTACTTGGACAGCACCAGCATACCTCTGACCATCAGGGTCATCTCCTATGGCTTTAACGCCTACAGGCTCTGAGTTAGGTGTGAGGGCAGGTACTACTCTAGCGTTAAACTGAATAGCTGCNTGTGTTAGTAGTGGNTACTTAATNTTAGCTGCACCAGCCCANGGGCGNGTTTTAGTTTCCATTGTAAGNCTGGCTAACTTAACCCACGATTCGTACTTTTTTTCCCACTCACGCCTAGAGTGGCAGTCCTCCTCAAACCAAGNACCTATCTTTGTNCCTATTTCATCTAGCTGCTTATCACTNATTTCATCAATCAGGCTCTCAGAAGCTAATATATCTTGTATGTTCAATTATCCAGCCTCGTTGTCACTATAAAATCTCCNCATCAATACCCAGTTAATACCCCGTGCCCGTGTCATCCCAGTTTAAACCTGCATCATCTAAGGCAGATTGCCAATCGTCTTCTTCTAACTCTTCATCGGTAGGTGCTTCGACGAACTCAGCAATACCTCTACCTAACCATGCATACGCATCAACCGCATCATTTTCCTTGGCTTTAGGGAACTTACGTAATTGTTCTCTAAATGCTGGGAACCACTCACCCTGTATGTCTACTTTAACACCACCCGCTCTCATTCTCTGCTGTATAGGTACAGCCCTTAATCTTTTATCCTGAGTTGCTGGGAAAGTTTCTATTGTAGAAAACTTATTCCTGCGCTGCATCTCAGTTTCAAAGGGTGGGCCTATGGCATTAGCTAAAGTTCCTTGCTCCCAAATAAAGTATTCAGGGGTATAGGCATCTATAATACCAAACAACATTTCTATTATGAGATTAGTGTCGTCAGTACGCACAGTCTGTACGTCTACTATATGCAACTGCCCTTCACTGTCGTAACCACCAACTACAAACACAGTGTGATCACTGTATGTCTTATCTGATAGTGCGAAGTCAGCCCCTACATAGTAAGTCTTAACTCTTTGCCTATCTAAAGTTTCCATAGGAATCAAATCGTCTACCCTAAAGAAGCTGTGTAACTGATCTGATGGGTCGTTAAGGTACTCCTGTGAGTAACCTTCTGGATTACCTGTATCAATAAAGACCTGCCTAATCTCACGTAGTGCAGACTCAGACCACAAGTCAGGCCATAACATCTCAGAAAAATTATCATACGATTTATGTGCTTTATACAACTTACTTACCCAAGCGCGTGAGTTTATAGTAGTCATAAGCATACTATCCTCGTGCAGGATTGTACCTACAAACCTAATCTGACCAGATATTCTGGATAATCCGGGTAATACAGCTGTCAGAACCCAATCACG